AAGAAACCTCCACTAGGTTTTCCTAAGACTACAGGAAGTGAATCCAAGAATGTACCAACAGCTGCTTTCTTTATATTTGTTTTCTCTTCTAAGTCTTTAGTTGCTAGTGAAATTGCTTCTGGTGCTCCAGAACTATATGCAACAACAGCTGTTGCACCTTCAATTCCAGCACCTCCAACAAATTCAACAAAACCATTACCGTCTTCATCATTACCAACTGACTTAACAAATCCCGCAAAGGTTTCTCCATCTGGTTCATTGCCTATAATAGATTGGTTCTTAATATTAAATTTATCTTTTGCCTCTCCAAGTAATTTTTTTGTACCTGTAATAGTGTCTGGACTCACATCAAATTTCTGAATGTTTACATCAAAGGTTCCGTCTTTGTCCGTGATAGACCTTACAATATTAGACGTTTGTTTTGGCATCGACCTAACAGAGTTTTGTTTTAACTTAGTGTTTAGTGTATTTTTTAAATTTAAACCCATTATTCATAATCTCCTAAAGCATCCACGTTTTCAAATATTTCTAATTTTTCAATATTATACTTTAAATAATATTTAGCAAATATATATAAAGAACCTTTACTACCCTTGACGTTCTTAGTGTCTAACAATCTAATACTAACAGACCTTAAATAACTATTTAATTCAAAGGCAATAAATTGAAGTTGAACATCAAATATCTGATATCTAGGCGAAAACGCTTTTAGGTTCTCTAGTCTCTGACCAGACCACGATGCTAAACCAAATTTATCAAAATCATCTGCATCATTACCTTCACCCTTTGCTCCTGTTATCATACTTAACTGAGAAAGGTTTTCAGTAATACCGACAGCTTGATTATATGTATAACCTAAATTTAAGAAGAATTGTAAGGAGAACTCTAATCTATTTTTCTTTATCCTGTCAGTGATAGTTCCCGTGTTTCCATTTTCTACATTAAGAGTACTCGCAAGAACCGCCTCTTCTTCTACTGTCAATTGTTTTGTGTCTTTCTGGATTTGTGTTGGTAATTCTATTCTTGGAAGTGAACCCAATACGATAGGTGTTTGTGAACTCTTTCCATCCATAAACATTCCAAATACCAAAGCGTTTGGTAAAACACGAGGTATCTTACCGATGCCCGATACTCCACCTTCTGTTGTAGGGAGAACACATTGTGCCCAAGGTAGATGGTCTTCTGGAATATCTACGGTTGATGCGGTATGTAAACCATGTATTCTTATTTTTACTCTTCCCTCATATCCTATTGGGGGAGTCGAGTTTATAACGGTTGCAATAAACCACCTACTATTATCACCATAATATTCTGACATTATGCAGACTCCAACGAAACTATTTTACATGTTGCTGAATGAGATGTTCCGTAGAAATGATGTTTTACTGCATAAATAAGATATTCACCAGAGTGTCTTGAATCTCTCATACCTGTCGGACTATCTATGTCACTACCAGTAATATCATCACTGACTACTATTAGGTCAAGTTTATCTCCCACACAAGCGTTCCCTAACATAAGAGATGAACCATCAACAACAATCAACAGATTGTTTTTATTTATTACATTTTTAATTGAGGCACTCGATACCTTCATTCTAAATTTACTCTCATCAGTTTCATCATGATAACTTTTTAAATTACCATAAGTTCCTGTAGAGGTTATAGAGTGAAAAGTAACGGCATCAAACTCTTCTATTTTTTTATCCAATAGAATAAATTCTCCATCATATACATTTTGTGATGCTCCATTTTCATTCTCTATAATATTTTTATCTGACATAGTAGACAACTGGTCACCTAAATTATATTTTACAGAAGTTATTTCTCCTGTATTCAAATTGGTATTACCGTAGTTGGTCGAAAATGCTCCCAACTTTAACAACCTTAACGTATTAGAAGATGAACCATATTTTAAGTTTCTAACATTAAAAGAATCTCGTATAGGGTCATTTGTTACTTTTGATGTTGATGAAGGATTGTAGACATAAGAGATATTACTAAAAGGTTTTTGTTGCAACATGAAATCTAAATTTGCTAGTTTGATTATATTACCTTCATTGACATCCTCTTGTACTTCACTATTAGAACTACCATCTGTTATAGAAGGTAAATTTAGTGTTGCAAAGAGATAATAAGGTGTTCCATTTTTTGTTGTCAGTCTTCTACATAACCACTCCAGTGCTTGATTAGGTGTCATATTAGGAATGATACAGGTTATGTCTTGTTGAGCACTGAATTCCTCTTTAGATGTTTTTGCCCCAGTATAAGATATATCAACTTGTCTCCCAAGTTCACTTTGACATATACTCTTTACTATTCTTTCTAAACTTCCGTTATATGATTTACTTATCTTAGTAACCTGTCCAAGAAATCCATGTTCATCAACAAGAGACATAACAAAGTAACTAGATTTTCCGTTTTTATCTTTAACTTGAGTTTTTATTTTATACGCTATAAAGTTTTTGTTAAAGACCATTGGGGTTGAGTCTTTGTCGGTAGTACTAAGACTAATAGTAATTCTTTCTGTTCCTTGAAATTGCATATCAGAAAAAATGCCTTGATTGTCGGTTACAACTAATTCCCCTGTCAAAAAATGTCTATCCATATTCTCATATATAAGAAGTTCAAGCACTTGTTCGGTTAAATCAAAATCTACCAGTCTTGAATTACTCTTTGAACTTGTTACTGTTTCATCTGCCGTCATCCTATCAGCGTGCATAATAACAGACGATAGTCTAAACTGGGGATTTACTTTATTGTTGTTAGAACTTGTCATTTTAAAATATTATCTTTGTCTCATAAGAGTTTTATATTCTGCAACAACACCTTGTATCAAATCTGGATTTATAACAACTATAGATTTCAGTTCTTCATTTTTTAGTTCTAGTCGTTCTCTATATGTAATGGGTGTTAAACTTGCGCCAGGATTATTGAAATCAAACAACGTTAAGTCTACATATTCTTTATCAGAATTTTCATAATGATGAATAGAATTGTATTGTGCAGACTCCGCTAATATTGTTGCTGTGATAATAACATTTTCACCAGTAGTATAACTCACAGTTTCACCTACTGGTCCGAAAGCAGTAGTGTTTATCTCTTCCCCATTATCCACTATGAGTTGACCCATTTCTGGTATCTTACGAATTACTGTTCCAGTCGTACCATTATTTGATGTTACCGTTTGACCAACAGGGAAGTTTTTTGATATATCGTCATTAGTTACTATTGTCCTGTAAGGATATTTGCCCTTAGTCTCATCAAGTAAGTCATATGTTGGTATGGGCCAACCTGATTCTCTTATGTGAGGATTTACTAAAAAGAATGTCCAATAGTAATCAACAGTACCATAAAATTTAAAAGATAATATATCGGGTCTGTCTCCCGACAAAATAGTATATTTATTATAGGTGGTAGCGTTGTTGATTGCATCTACTACAGCAACAGTTTGTGTCAAATCATTAAAGAAGTTAACTCCTTCGAAATCACCAAAACTATATAATACTGTTTTTATATTTTTAAAATATGTCGTAGGCATTTTAATATCCGTCCTTGATATCTTGTTTGTTGATTTTTTCTGATTCTTTAAACGTCAGTTTTATTGATACTGAAATTGGTTCAAAACGAAGTTCTCCAATTGGTTCACCATCTGCATTCTTATCCTGATACCCTTCACGAAAAGCATTCATTCCATCTTCAGAACCATTATATGTTGTTACTACAGACTGTAGATAACAAGGTTTTATTTTATGGAATACTGGTATGTTGTCGTGCATCATTTCTATATTAAATCTATCAGGATATTTATAACCCATTTCAATTGCGACATCGTTATTTTTGCCAAAGTTACCTGTTATTTTTTCTGGATATAATTCTTCTCTAAATCGTTTTACTATTTTTCTAATCTCATTTGCCTCTTGTTTACTTTCTGCTCTCATCTCAAAGGCAAAAGCAAACTCTCTAAACTCAACACCTTTGAAAATAAATCTGTAGTGGTCACCCATTGCCGTCCTAGTACCTATACCTGTAACTTGAGGACTTAACAACTTACCAAAACCTTTATTCATACCACCTATTTTTTGTGCTGCTATTGATGCCGCTATGTTTGCACCTGCAGAGGGGTTTCCAGCAAGTGCCGAACCTATTGCCCCTGCACCAGCGTTCAGTGTATCTCCTATGCTTATTTTCTTGCCTCCCATCGCCGCTAATTTTGCTTGGTCTCCCATACCTAATGAAGCAGCACTAACTTCAACAGCATCAGTATACTGCATCATAGGAGACATATATAACTTTATTGCAATATCTCCTCTATCTGGTGGACCTTTATACGATTCGTCCGTACTTATTAAATCATCAAAATTACCCTCTGCACCAGATGCTCCATTTTCAAATGCCTTTTTCATCGCTCCCAATTGGTCAAGGATTCCCCCACCCAATGCAGCTAAAGCTTTTACTGTTCCAGCAGTCATGCCAATTAGAAGGTCTCCTGCTTGTTCTAAATCAAGTGTTCCGTCTTTTAATGACTGCAATGCTGCTTCTGCTTTTTCACCCTCAACAAGAATACTCCCTATTGCTTCTTTTAATCCTATAAGTGAATCACGTAATTTAGTAAGGTCGTATACTGTTTCTTTAACAGGGGCAAATCTTACATAACTTTTTAAACCCTTGTCTACACCAAGACCTTCATATGGATACTGTAAGGTCTTTATTTGAGGTGATTGTTCTTTTGATTCAACCTCAGTCAAATTTGATGTTGTTACTTCAACCTTGTTGTCAACTGGTATGATATTAAGTGAGTCGGCGCCCATCCCAAACTCCTTACTTACTCCTAAGTCCATTGTTACCTCTATATTTCTCTACTAAATAGTTTATATTCGTCAAGTCTATTTATAAGGTTTTTATGGCATATTCGGGAAGATATTCAGTAAAAAATCCATCTAAGTATGAAGGTGACCCAACTAAGGTTGTGTATCGTTCTCTATGGGAAAGATATGCTTTCAAATGGTGTGATGACAATCCGAATATAATCAAGTGGTCATCTGAAGAAGTCGTTCTACCATATCTATATGAAGTAGATAGGAAGTACCACCGATACTTTATGGATTTAAAAATTACAACTAAACAGGGGAAGACATTCCTTGTAGAGATAAAACCTGATGGACAGACAAGACCGCCCAAGGGTTCAAGAAGAACAAAGAGATACCTCAACGAGAGTTTGACTTATATCAAGAACGTGAACAAATGGGAAACGGCAGAAGAATATGCCAAGGACAGGGGTTGGGAGTTTGTGATATGGACTGAGAAGAACGAACCCCTGAAGTCTATTATACCTAAGTCAACCAAACCATTAAAACCAATAAAACCTTTCAAACGTCGTAAAAAATAGTATAAATAGACGTATGAGTAAGTTATTCGATACCCTGTCAAGAGAAGCGTTTCGCGCAGGCGTGAACCCTCGTACTGCGGAATCACGCAAGTGGTTTCGTCAACGTGCAAAGGATTTGCGTGGTGTTAATCGTAGAGAGTTGATGGGTGAGTTGCCTTCAGGAGGCAGTGTCGTTGGAACAATGCAGATGTTTTTCTATAATCCAAAGACAAAAGAAACACTACCTTATTATGATAAGTTTCCTTTAGTTGTTGTGGTTGGTCCTGCAAAGGGTGGGTTCTATGGATTGAACCTTCACTATCTGCCTCCATTCTTAAGAGCGAAACTACTAGGTGGTTTGATGGATATCGCTACAAGCAAAACATCACCCAGTGCAAAGTTTGAAATATCATATGGTACACTAAAAGCGGCAAGTAATCTGAGTGCATACAAACCTTGTTTCAAACACTACCTTGCAAGTAATGTTGCAAGTGGTTTTGCGAAGGTTCCTGCACCTGAATGGGAAATTGCAACCTTCCTTCCGATTGCACAGTTTGCTAAGATACCAAATCCTCTAAAAGCATATGCAGATTCAAGAAAGATGATATAAATGGGAAACGGCAAAAGAATAACAGGCGGAGTTAATTTAGC